AGTTCTTAAGCTATCAGACCTAACCGTTGAAGTGGACGATTTCATCACCCAATTCAACAACGATCTGAGGAATAAGGGTACTTGGAAAGGTCAGCTGACCACCCAGACCTCACAAACCATCATCGAGTATATCTCGACGGTTGGGGCACTGGATAGTGCTAAGATCATCCGCTCGTCAGAAGACGCTTTTGCAGAAACTGCACTGGCAGACGATGCAATCCGGTCTATTACTACGATGCAGGGTCTACGCATGACCCGTAAGTTACCGGCCCAGATTACGGTGTCACTCACCTCAACAATGAGTTTGACCCTAAGCCCGTACACCCAGATGACCATCGGCGGAATTAAGTTCTTCAACCGTGAGCAAGTCGAGATGACGGCAGGTCAGCCTATCAATGTGGAACTGGCTCAAGGTTCTGTAATCTCCTTTATGATCTCGGGCCTGGGTTCAGACTACCAAACATTCATCAGCCCAGAAGACGGTTTTAACGTCAGCGACATTGATACCCAAGTCCGTATCAATGGAACTCTCATCAACAAGTCATTCGGGGTACTGTGGAACTATAAGGGTCAACCAGCCTTTGCAGATTTGACATTGCCAGACGGTCGCCTCAATGTGCAGTTCGGGAATAGCCGCTTTGGTTCTGTTCCACAAACAAACGACATCGTAGCGGTCACTTACGTTGTGACCAACGGCTCAGACAGCAATGGCGCAGCTACGCAAGGCAAGCGCGTAAACATTGACGGGTTCCCCCAAATTACTGGAACGGCAACGACCAGTCCTAGTGGGGGTTCTGGAGTCAAGAATGTGGTCGTATATAAGAACGTGGCCTCTGGCTCGTTCGGTACGTATCAGAGTGCAGTGACTCGCAGTCAATACATTGCTCAGGTCAATACGTATCCAGGCATTGTAGACGCAGTTACGCAAGCCCAGCGCGAGATCGACCCTATGGACTTGCAGTACATGAACGTTATCCGCGTTAGTGCTCTAACGGATAGCCCATGGACACAAGGCCAGCGCCAAGACTTCATTGACCAAATGCAGCGGGTTACTATGTACAGCACCCGATTCGTATGGTTTGATGCTATTCCTCTTGATCGTGACATAGATGTAGACGTGTATGCGTTTAACACGGCAACTCTGTCGCAAGTGCAGGCTTTGAGCGAGCAGGCAATCGTTAATCTGCTAGCTCCGCAGCCCGGAATCCTCATGACAGATTACTTTAATAGCGATATCATTGTCGCTATTAAGAAGGCAAATCGAGGACAGGTTAGCTACGTTATTGTCAACGCCCCGCTCGCTCCAATGACAGTTAACGCGCCTAGCGCCGCCAACGTTACCTATGAGATCGTTCCAGGAACAGGTACACTTGGACCGCTGGTATATTCGTATTCAGTGGCTGTAACGAATGCCCAGGATGCGGGTCCTCCTAATTACTGGATTAACCCACAGATCACAGGCGCAGCAACTAACAACTCAATTAAGCTCACATGGAATGAAGTTCCTGGAGCAGTTTCATATCGAGTGTACGGTCGCCAAGGTGGAGCTCTTGGGTTAATTGCCACGATTCCGGCAACACTGAACGGCCCACCGGTGCAATTCACAGATGACGGTTCTATCACACCCACGGGTGGATTGCCCAATACATTAAGTCTAGCCCCGATTCGATACAACCGATTGCGCAATCTTACGGTGCGAGTACACTTTGCAGAGCGCCAACGCAAACTCGACGGTAATCCGGAGCGCTTGGATAATGCATGAGGTAGAAAATGGCTGACGAATACACCATACAGAGACGTTTAGGGTTTAAAGTCCCTAGGTCTATTCTATGGCCCCCGTATATGGCCCTGAATCCGTACTACACGGATTTCTCGGACAGTATTGATACGGTTTGGGGTATAGAGCTCGACAATGCGTTCAAGGCTCTGGTAAATATCCGCAACGTGTGGATCACTAACCCGGCTATGGAGCAGGAGATTCTGGACAACCAGATGATTCCGCTCCAAGATTGGTCTATCCATGAGCGGGAAACCCTAGTAAAGCAAGTTAACATGCTGGGGATGAAACTCAAGAGCGCTGGCATTCTGACCGATGAAAACTATCTAGTCGTATCCAGATATCTTGGATACTACTGGTTCGGTAAGGGTACACAAGCATTCATCGAGTTTATTAACTTCTGCCTGATTGCGGACCTGTCTGTTGAAAACTTCTGGTCACAAAATACGCCCGACCCGAACAATTACAACAACATGACCCTGGAGAATTCCGACGGCACACCTCCGGGGACGCCTATATGGGAAGGCGGCACGTGGTATCCAACGACGCATGTGCAAATCACGGCTACCGGTGGACTTGGGGGCCTTACCGTACAGACCCTGGCTGAATTCTTCTACGAGATTGCAAACTACAATCTGGTACTGCGCTCCATCGAGAATGCGTTCTACATGCCGGTGGTGGATAGACTTCTGCCAGAAAATGATACGACGACCATTGTAGCTTTGGGCATGTATCGTGACCACGGTGTGACCATGTCTACAGAAGGCCAGTACGGAGGCCCTTCCCCGGTACGCACTAACTTACAGCCGGGTAAGCCTTCTAGGGCTCTGTCTGCAGGAGTGCCAGATTTCAACGCGGCGTATGTGTTAATGGAACCCTCGTCATGGTTCCTAGATACGCAAGGTCGCTCTATTGTTGTCTACACGACGGAGCAGCGCGTAGTAGCCTCTTCCGACACTTTACCGACGACCGTTATAGGAAATCCGACAGGTGATCCAGATGATCCTGCTTCTTACACTATGCTTATGGGACCTGTTCAATATATTCAGGTTCCAGGTGGGACCGGAGGACCAGGACGAGTCCCAGTCTGGACAGCGGTCCCAACGACAACCGTAAATTCATCAGTCAGTGCCCGAACAATCGGGACACGAACAGCTTACCTGACCAATCCGGTAGGCTGGTACGAGATTAGTCCCGGGCTGTTCACACCGTATTGGTAAGGAAAGAAAATGGCTCTACAGAATCCACTCATTTACAAAGATAACGCGCACAAGCCACTCGACCCATCTGTGGATACAATAAATCCACAGGCGATTGCTATCAGTACAGCGTCAAATAACCAACTCCGCGCTGGAGCCGATGGCCTGTATGTCGGTACTACGTTTATCGCGAGCACCGTATACGTAGCGGCGGCTGGAGTTGATGATCTGTTACACGGCACGAAAGCGGCTCCGTTCAAAACCCTTGACTACGCAGTGACTCAGGTCTTGAACTTCAACCTGTCAAATCCAGGGGCCAACACCGTAATCGCCCTGAAGGCAGGCGAAACGTTTACACTAACGGGTCGTCGCACTATTCCAGCACTGTCGTCATTGACTCTATCTTTTTACGGCGATCCAGTGTACGGTGACTACAACTCGGCACTTATCAATGGTACTGCATTACCGGCATCAATGGCTAACGTGAGCCGACCAGTCATCACACAGGTAGTTAGTCTGGTAAATGGAAAGTATGTCAGTAACGGATTCGATAGCGGAACTCTGCGTCTGGAAGGTATCCAACTGAACTTGGCGGCGGTTCCGGCGGGGTCTCCGGCCAATTCTGCATATGGATTGATGGATTTCCATTACAACGTAAGCAGCTATCCAGCAACGCTTGATCTATACGGATCCATTATTAATCGTACAGACCAGAACAGTGTAGGCGGGGTTATGGGTGTGGCTGGCAGAGGCCGTTCTTACTTACGCCAATTCGCCTCGCAATTCCTTATCCAAGGGGCTATAGCGGATGCTTCTGCGGCCATGAGCGCTCCGCAACTAGCTTCTCGTGTTCATTTCATTCACATGTATAGAGATTTCCCAGGCGGTGACCAGCAACCGTACACCATTCCAGTATTTCCGTCGGCAGCCTCGTCCAGCAATGGTTCCGGCCTGATGGAACTAACTTGGAGTGATGCCACACTAGGAACACTTCCTCAGGGTAATACCCTAACCTCGTTCCCGTTGCTGTCAGACGTTCAGTTCGGGTTCCGCAATTATGTCTCAGGATTGGTTCGTGACCAGCAGTCCCGCCCACTTAATGTTCTGAGCAGCCGTCTGTTCTAAAAGGAAGTAAGATGCCCACTCCCTTAATGCTTGTGACTAACGCGGGCCTCGCGGCAGCTTCTGTAGCTACGCCCACCGGCCCGTTTATCAATATCGTAGAATTCCGAGTTGGTGACGCCTTCGGGTACACACCGACCCGCAACGACACGGGCCTGAACGGCAATCTGCTGTACACGGGCGCACCCACTCAGTACCGTAATGTCGGTAACAACACTATAGACATTGTCTGCCAGATCCCTCCGGATGCGGGTCCGTTTGAGTACGGAGAAGTTGGGATCTTCAATGAAGACTCCAGTGGCAACAAGGTTCTTTTCGCGAAAGCTGTGTTCGACACACCTCAGACGAAATACAGTTCACTTGGAACCAACGTTGCTACGTCTGAGACGTTCCATTGCCTAATTAAGCTGGAACAGTCCATCGCCATCTTCCAATTCAGCACGGTGACTAATCAAGAATTGGTTGAGTACGATCTGTGGTCCGATGTGGTTCCCCCAGGACTCAGTGCTAACCCAGACGTACCCCTTGCTCTAGTTCGGGAACTTGATGGCGCTCGGTGCTCCAGCTTGCTTACGAAATCGGATGACACTAGGTGGACCGTAGGCACGAACTATCCGTGGTTCCGTAATACGACAGTAGTTAACGCCACGTCTACATCCGTCACTGTGGCCGCCTCTGGGTTTCTAGCCTCGGACCTAACCACTATCAACCGCAAATACGTATTGGAATTCGCGGATGGCTATTTCAGATCAGTGTCCCAATTCGTTAATGCGGGCGGTAGTAATTACAGGTTCGATCTGAATCCAGCACCCCTGTCAGACTTGCCCGCGATTGGAAGTGCGTTGCGTGTGTACGAGAGTGTTAACTACAAGACTCTGCCACTAGCCACCAATTCGGTTCCTGGTATTGTTCGAGCAGGTAGTGGTTTGATAGTCAATACTCCAGGGGTTATCGAGACATTCGGTCTGGTACACAATGTCAACGGAAACAACTCAGTATTGGGTAGCGGGACCAATCTTAATGATATTGGCCTCATTAGTGGTGAGTACACGATATCGGATACCAACAGACCATTGAATCTGCCACCACAAACGACTCGGGGCGGTCGTTTGCGTCAAAGTAATATGGTGAACACGAATAGTGTCATCTGCCAGCAGTTCTTCCCGGCCCAACGTACTGTATCCGATACAGATCCGGATAGTCAAATGTGGTGGCGCATGTATGACAATGGTAACTGGAGTCCATGGCGAGCGTTCACAGGCAGTAGCTCATCTGGAGGCGGTACTGGAACCCTGGTTCCAGCGGGCGCTACTGGAGTATTCCCACATGATGGCGCTACTGTCTATGCTCGGAACAGCGGTAAGGATCCCTGGATTACAGGAGCGATCAATGGTATTCAAGTTACTGCGGGTGACTCCGATGGTGGTGGTGAAGGTGTGACCCTAGTTGGATACCAAGGGGCCTCCTGGCAAATTACGGCACACCGTGCTCTAACCATCTATCTACTCACATGGCAATAATCATGAAAAAACTCTATCATCTATTCGACGAAAATGGGTACAGCACAGGTGAAACCAAAGAGTCTGCTAATCCTCTAGCGAATGGCTTTGTCTGGGCTCCGCCTGAATCCGCTGCGGGGCTGGTCCCGGCATTTAACGGGTTCGCGTGGGAAATGGTTAAAGACATACGCGGCCTGAGTCTTGAAGATGCCAAGATGGAGCTGCTTGTTCTTCTGGAGGACATTAAGATGCCCCGCCCGGATGATAAGTATTCCATGGCAGAATCCTACACTTGGGAGGATCAGCGACGCGAAGCTACGGCGTGGCGCGTGGACCAGACTAAAGTAGGCCCTTTCCTCAAAGCTATCTCAGAGTATTCCAAGACCAGCGTGGAAGATGTGGTTAAAGGAATTGAGGCTAAATGCGCAGAATTCGATGAAAAACGCGCAACTCGGCTAATTCTGATACAGGGTTTCCGGGATCGTATCGTGAAGGCAGTAGACTCCAAGGCATTGCCGACCCGTATGGAGTTGGTGAAAGCCATAATGAAAGCTCGACAAGAGACGTAAAGCTTCACTAGCCAGAAGTACGTAGTCAAAAGAAAAGCCCCTGTGGATTATGGTCCACAGGGGCTTTTGAACGAGCATTAAGGAGTTACGCCTTGGTCATCTATGTCGATGCGGTAAACATCCTGAGTTAAAATAGACTGAATTGGAGTATACTGCTCCGGGTTCATGTACGGCGTAAGGAACGTATTAATCGTGTCATAGAAATCTATGAACACGTCGTAGCCTTGACCTTCGACCAGCGTAGTTTGCGGGGTCTCTGAATCAACACCGATAAAAATCTGGATACCACTATCGGTAACGCGAGCCTCGTAACGATCAATTACCGCCATAACACACCTCAACTCTATTTAGGGTTAACGTTTCCCATTCAATGCCTCCATCTTCTGTTCGTGCTCCCAGTCGTCCCTACATTCAGGGCCACAAAACACTTGAGGTTCTGGAACATATTCTTCACAATATCGGCAGTAGCCTGAATATAGAAGACGACGTTTCGCTTGGTCACGTATAGTCTGAACAGATTTGTCATTAAAGATCTGTTCATTCTCAGAGGCATAATCGAGAGGGTCCATCTTATTAATTCCTACAAAAAGTAATACATCCTACGATCCGTAGGAATTCTTCGGAAGCTCGCGCCCGTAAGATCGATATAGGGATTCTTTAACCCTATCCATCTTTTGTTTGTCAGCTTCCGTCAACCGATCCCCTGAACGGTTGATATAATACTGGATGCGACTGATAGCTTGTTCAAAACTATCACTCTTTGTCTTGATATCCTGAGCAATCTGGGAAGGGCTCATTTGCTCAAATGTACCTTCAGGCACCTTATTGATCTTTTCCGGCTCTTGCTTTTGGTGGCGCTCGGCTTTCCGGATCCAATCGGGCTTATCAGGTCGATTCGGACGATTCGGAAGCTCTGCCAAGATACGTTCTGCGAATCTCATGATAAATCCTTCCAGGGGTAACAGTATAAAACTATCCGTGTTAAGCCGCGTTTACGAGTCCGAACAAATCGTACGTATTTGAGGCAACACACTTCAGAGTAACAGTTGCACCTTGCCCAGCCAGAGCAAGAGTCCCTTGGAATGGAACGTTGATTGTTACGCCAGATCCAGCCACTAGAGTTACCAAGCCCGCCCCAGCTTGGCGAATATGGAATTCTTGACCAACGGTTGCCACACCCGTATTAACTGTGACAGTAACCGCCGAGGCTGAGGTGAATCGAGTGTAGTACCCGGACACCACGTTCGTGCCGACGGTAGTCCCTATAGTCACAGAAGTCCCAGCCACGGTGTTAATCGGAGCCGGGGGAATCTGGGAAAGTGGGACTTGAGCGTTCGCATCTAGAGACGCTACCCCGTTAGCCAGACCTTTGTTGAGATCCGTAATCTGGGAAATAGTGTGAGTGTGGGCTCGGGGCTGAGGCTCAACTATAGACCCACCAGTATTCCGAAAGAATATGCGCTCATCTGTTGTATTGAGCGCCAATCGACCGGCAGGCATATCAACCGCAGACGGAACAGTGCTCGCGGTTTGCGTCCGATACAATAAGTGATAGATAGGCATTACAAAACTCCAAGTTACAACTCCGTCTGTCTAAGATAGGATCCTTAAGCCCGTATTGTAGAAGCCAACACAAACAAGTCGTCTATCTGCGCTTGAGTAAGCCCGAGTTCTTGGGCTCTAGGCACAGGTTCCACGACAGTGCCCGCCGTATTGCGAAAATACAACCGTTCATCTGTCGTGTTTATAGCAAGTCGTCCCGAAGGCCTGTTAACTGCTTCCGGGACGACTGCTGCTGTGGCCGACCTATACAGAAGATGATAGATAGGCATACAGCATCCTTATTTAGAACGTACCTTCGTCTAGCGTCGGGATATCATCACCTACCAAAGCACGGAACGCAGGCGCAGCATCCGCACCAGTCGTTGGACCTGCGAAAACCAAATTCGCAGCACGCGCGGGTAAAGTCACAGCAAGAGTGCCGTTAGTAGTGATTGGAGAACCGCCAACCGCGAGCAGCGTGGAAGGCACTGACATAGCGACGCTAGTGACTGTACCCGTACCTAATGTGGTTTTTGCGACCCACTCAGGAGCACCAGTACCATCAGTCGTAAGTACCAAGTCATTACCTGGATTTGAGCCGAGTCGAGCCGTGTCAAATATCCCTGAGATGATTTTCGCAGTGTCTAGATCCGGAATATCAGCTGTATCCAGAACGCGGAACGTCGGAGCAGCGTTTGCACCGGAAACAGGACCAGCCCATACCGTATTCTGGGTTTGAGCCGCCTTGGTAGCAGCCAGAGTTCCAGTTCCAGTCACTGGGGAACCTGTGACAGTGAATTCAGCAGGCAGCGTAAGACCCACTGATGTAACGCCACTCAAGGTTGACTTCGCGGCCCAAACAGTGGCACCAGTGCCGTCCGTCGTAAGTACCAAGTCATTACCTGGATTTGAGCCGAGTCGAGCCGAGGCGAAAATACCCGAGGCGATATCACCTGCGGCCAGAACCACAGCGCCCGTCTTTCCGGCAACTGACGTAACAGCGTCAATGGCGTCTACCTTCTGCCATTCAATACCATTACTGATCACCCAATCCCCGACACCGTAGTCGTTACCGAACTGAGTACCTGCCGTAGTTACGACGTAGTACCATCCTTTCACTGTAGTGGGATCGTCGAGTGTCGGTGTATTGGCGGAGGCGTCCCAAGTGCCTTGGTACGTGACAGCACCTACCAGAGCTTCTGGTAGATATTGCGTGTCAATCTTACCAGAGCCATTAATTGGAACCACCCCGTTAGCACCGATGTCCGCTGGAGCCAACGTAAGCGCACCCGAAGAATTCGGGAGTACAGTGTTTACGCTTACCACAGACGAGTCGGCACGGGTAACGGAGGCAGCGCTACTGATCACGACCACTTCGCCAGCCGAATTCAAGATGAATAGATATTCATCATTGTAGTTCATCGCGATCTGACCGACCTCAATTTGAGCCGGTGTAGGAGCCGTACCCTGAATCCCAGAGCGCAAATGTAGAAATTTATTAGCCATGATTTTCCTTTAGTTCTGATAGGTGCCTTCATCAGTAACGTTCACGTCACCGGGGATACCCTGAGAGCCAGGGACGATGCTGTTCACAGTCATAACTCCAGTGTCCACTACTACATTGCCACTGGCGTCCGGCGCTTGGCCGTTGACAGTAAGAACTGGGGCTGTGATTGGATTCTCGTTCAATTGAGGTACAATAGACGCGTACGAGAGTTGGACAATCGCTAAATCCAACGTTGAATTGGTTATAGTGAATGTAGTAATTTCGTAATCGACAAAACTCAGCTGGTTAATCACGTACGAAATTGGAGGGTCTGGATTCGGGCGTTCCGCGTAAAAGGTTAGAACTTTGTTCGTCTTTATAAACAACCCGCTGGTCATAGGGCCTGTAATGCTCTCACCGGGCTGGAGTTCCAGATAAGAATTGGTGATCGCTTTAGCAGAGCTGTAATTTGCACTGAAAAGTCCGATATTGCGACGGAGCTGGGCAGTTGCTGTACCAACATCCACCTGCATCATCAGTGAGTGACGGGCGGGGCTCGCGGATAGAGAAATAGATGATGTAGCCATGTGTATACCTATAAGTTAAGACACGAGCGCCTTATGAAACATGCGGATGTCGGACTCTACGTTATCGGCAACGGCTACCGTAAAGCTAACCATTGGAATGTCCGTTATGAGGAGATTCTTTACGTCAAACGTAACAGTTCCAGTAGCCTGGGTCACAACTACGGTGACAGGATCAGATGCTTGGAGTATCAGCAGTTGAGTAGCCTGACACGTAAGCACCCGATCCTGATCCAAATGATATTCCGTGTAAGAATAGGAACTCATGTCATAATTGGTATCGGGAAGGATCAAGGTCGAATCTTCCCTTCGAGGAGGTCTCGATGAAGCGTGGGTCAAGACATTAATCATACATGAGTCTCTCTTCTATGAGGTTTAATCTTCACCGGGGAACCTAGTACCATTCATAGAACGGTAACACGTATGGTTAGTGGGGAGAAGAATCTGTAGAAGCCCTGGTTCATACTGAGTGTGTATGATTAAGGCCGGGGTCCAGTGACATATTAAACTTCACTTGAGTCTTCTGGAGTTAGATCCTTAGGCTCTGGAACTGGTGCTGGAACCCAACCCATAGGGGGTACTAGGCGCTGAAGTACTGAAGTATTGGAGCTGACGGCACCTGGACCCCAAGAAATCACTTGGGTCGAATACCATTCCGGCTCAAAAATCCAACCGTGAAAATATTCTGGATCTTCAATGTCTTCAGTAGTTAAGATCCGATTGGCAATCGCCACAGGTTCGTCTAAATATTGGATTAGTGTGCGGAGCTCTTCTTTATCGAAGCCTTCGTAAAGCATGATGTTTCCTTTTACCTAATGTTGAAGAACCAAACGATTTGCTGATTCGTCAGCGCAACGTCATCTGTAGAATCCCCGAGAACTTCTACTGCGTAACGCTGGACAGAATTCGGAGTGGTGTCATCGCCCAAAACTTCCACAACTAGGGTGTTGATTTCGGGCTCAAAGGCGCCCTGCGCCAAAACCTCAATTGCGTAATTGTTGACCGGTGGCGTGGGCTTTTCGACAGCAATGATTTCTTCGTCAAGCGCAAATACTGACGCAGCAGGCAGCGGTTCTAGGACTGTTTCGGCCAAAACTTCGACACGATACGAATTCAATGGACGTGCAAACGGCATTGCAATTAGCGTCTGACGTGCTGCTGATGTTGCTTTCAGATCGTCCGGAAAAACGAACCCGGTGTCATCGGCCAGAACTTCGACCATGAACGCGTTCACGTCTTTCGGTTCAACAATCTGCACCAGCACCTGACGATTCGCCGCTACCGCTTTCAATTCCTGAAACGGGATAAACGTCGTGTCGAGCGCGAGCACTTCGACACGGAACCCGTTTGCAGGAATTGTTTCGGTCAACAGCACTTCTTCATTGATCGCAAATAGGGATGCGTCAGCCATAACGTTTCCCCTTTACGATGTGAATGGTGCGGTGGGCGGTGTGAATGCGGTGGTGTAACGACAACCGCGCGAAACCCGGATTTCGTCAATCAGGCCGGGCCACACGTTGCCAGAAGTAGAGCCGAACGAAAGCACACCGACGTTGCCGCGCTGACTGATTGGGCCTGCGTTAACCGCTGGTGATCCACTGGCCGGATTACCATCCACCCACACATAGAACAACGACCCCAGACGACATACAGCAACGTGTCGCCACTGGCCGTTATTGAATGACGCAGGAACGGACAAATCCCAGGCTGTTCCAGAATTCGACACAAACAGTCCTGAAGTTGCCATCAGGATTCCGCCGAAGCTACTGCCGAAAGCTGCGGTGTCCATAGACCACATGACAGAGTTAGCGGTGGATGTAGTTTTCACGAAGCATTCAATCGTCCAGTCGTACAGACCTAGGCCATTACCTGGGCCACCGAATGCACCAGAAAACGCACAACTCGAACCCGAAGGGATTTGCAAACATCCTGTGCCGAATTTCGAATCAGTGGTGATCACCGCAGCAGAACCTAGCAGCGCGTTCGTGCCGCCACCAACGTTGATCGCATACGGCGTGCTGTTGCCGGTTTGCGTATCCGCATGCACGAGCATCGTCGTGATGGGTGTGCTGTCCGCACGCTTGACCCGAAATCGTGCGCTCGAAAGTTGCGCCGGAGTCCACGGATTGCCTGTCACGGGATTTGTTGCCAAAACCTGCGACACGTAGTTGAACGAATTCACGGGTGCAACTGCCTGTATGGGCATCGAATCCGTGTCGATTCCCGAATACTCCGTGCCGACCTGCACGTACGCCGGGTTGTTCAGCATGCGCGAGAAAAACGCTTCATTCTTGACCGACAGCACTTTTGCAAGCGACGGCGCGGTGTTGGAAACGTTGTACTGGTCCACTTTGTTTGCGCCCGATTCGCTCACATAGGTTGCCGGGTTCGTCACCGTTCCCGTTGCTATGTTTTGCGCATTCGACAACGTGGCATTCAGCGGATTCCACTCCGTCTCATCATCTGATGTTGGCGCAGAATCGTAGATGCGAAGATCGGGGCCTAGAACCGTCTGATCCGAAGTTCCTTCGAATTCGTACATCACGAGCGCACCGATGTTCGTGAACACCGCACGACGGCTCATGTTGAACCACGGATAACCTGCGGCCTGCGTTGCGTTCATATCAATAGCAACCGACGTTACCGGAACATCGTCCAGAACCATCGTAATGATCCAACTAAGACCAGATGTTCCGGTGGGACGCCACACGGTTTGAAATTCATGCCATTGATTCACCCCAACAGGCGGAAACGTCGTCTGAGATACGGTCTGATTCATTCGATACGCCGTATATAGCGAAGTCTGCGTGATCGTCCCGCCAATGGTGAACCCGGTTTGTCCTGCGGCGCTAACCGGCGTACCGCTGGGTTGCTGCGCGATGAAAACGCCGGTGATCGGGTTGATATCGCTAGAACCGCCCAGCGACGAACTGTAGTAGAAGCCCACTACGTTCCAAGTCACACCATCCACGGATTCCGCAACAACAGTTCCATCAACAACGACAAGCACGAATTTGCCATTCTGGAACGACAAACCCGAAGCGCCATAAGCAACGCTGGAAGTGGTGAATCCCGCGAACGGCGAAATGTTTTGCCACGTGATCCCGTCGTCGGTGCTTACTGCTGCCGTTGCGTTATCACCGATAGCGACGTAAACGCCATTGCCGTACGCGACGGTGCGATAAACGATGTTGCCCGGCGCTGGCGTAATCGTGGATGCCACCCATTCTGATGAAAGCATCGTGGACGTTGTGCACCGTGCGATTGATCCACCAGTGCCAACTGCAACGACGCTGGTAGGCGACGAAGCGAATGCGCGTGGCGCTGATACACCAGTAATGCCAGAAAACGCGGTGGTGCCCGCGTTATCAAGAGACAGGTAATAACCGCTCGATTCGACAGCAAACAACCATGCATCAGGATTCACCTGACTACGGCACGCGGAAATCATGATCACGTTGCCACCAGTGCTGACCAGTGTCCACGGACCTGCACCGCCGTTGGTTGATTTGATGAGACGATTGAACGTTCCATCTTGCCCGAAAGCAACAGTGATGCCGCCATCGCTCAGCATGCCGTACCACACAGCTTGCGCGCTCGTGCTTGCAAACACAAGTTGCTCAGAAAAACCAAGAGCAGGAGTTCCGTAGCGGCACACAAGGTTGTTGTTTGCGAGTTGGTCCAGCCACATCATTTGACCCGTAGTCGAGTCATAGACTGGATTGCTACGCGCAACAGGACGGGAAACGGCGGACACGTTTTGCGCGCCGCCAATCGTTGAAAACGTCCACTTCTGATTGTCAGGACTCGTGCCGATGTACGAACCTGTGAGGGCGGATGTGACGGGCCACACCCATTGATCATTCATCCACAACGGCATACATTGCGCAGATGTAGGAATCCAGTTCACGCCGCGCCAATAGCAGGCGAATCCACCAGACGCCCAAAGTTCGGACATGGTTTTGCCGCTCAGGTTTGCGCAAAACGGATCGTTCGCGCTCGCGCCCGGTTGGGTTATTGCGGCGCTGGGAGTGAGAACGCCGATAGCTGCGCCGCCGTAGGGCATCGGACGAGTGATGCGAGTGCGCCCCGCCGATCCGACGTAATACCCTCGCGTGCTCAGATCGTTTGTGACCTTGGCGTTGCCAAAGCTTTCATAGTAGGTATAGGGCATAATTCCCTCGAAAAAAGCGGGGGGTGTTTAGTCCCCCGCGTATGCCTTATCGAATGCTGAAGAACCACACGATTTGTTGGCCCGTCAGGTTTACCGGATCGGTAGAGTCCGCGAGAATTTCCACCACGTATCGGCTGATGCTGTTTGGGGTCGTGTCGTTCGCAAGAACTTCCACCATAAAATTTTGCGCTTCGGGTTCGAAGCTGGAACCTGCTAGAACTTCGACGGTGTAGATGTTGACTGGCGGTGTCGGAATTTCTTCAAACACCACGTCGAGTTCCAGCGCTTTTGCACGTGCGGCAGGGATAGGCGGCAAGTCCGTTTCTGCCAGCACTTCCACGGCGTAGCGATTCACCGGAATCTGCGTCGGTGCACGTGCCAGCGTAGACCGTCCAGCTACAGATGCCTTCGAATTCGGCAGCGGAACAAACGTCGTGTCGTCGGCAAGCACTTCGACACGTACACCGTTGTATTCGATAGTTTGCTGTGCCTGTACTAGCGCATGCCGACCAACGATGGTTGAACGTACTTCAGGCAACGGAACGAATGACGTATCAAGCGCCAGAACTTCAACGCGCACACCATTCAGTTGCGGGACTTCTTCTAGAACGAGTTCCGTCCATACCGCAGAGGATTTCACGTCAGCCATGATTTCCCCCTTTAGCTGGTGCGGCGAATTCGCATCTGCGCTTCGTTAAGTTTCTGGCGCGTCCAGGCAGTGCCCGATTGCGGATTGTTGTCCACGGTCTGCGATACGTAGGTCCACGAACCCACCGGCGATGCCACAGTTTGCGGCGTAGCATCGGAAATCACGCCATCAACTTCAACGCCGATTGATACGTCTGTCGAAACCGACTGCATGCGCGAGAAATACGCTTCGTTCTTGGTGGAAAGCACGGTGAACCCGATAGGCACCGCCGTTTCTTGGATCGTGTACTGATCCGTCTTCGGCGCACCCGCTTCACTCACGTAGGTTTGCGCGTTCGTGATGCTGGTGACTGCCACCATCTCAGCGTTCATCGCGCCATCAATGGAAGGATTCCACTCTACCGCCACATCCGTTGCCGGTTGATCGTAGTAGACACGCAGATCAGGCCCCAACAGCCCCGGGTCTTGCGCAAGCGGGAAATCGTAGAAAACGATATCGCTCGTGATCGTGAAGAAGTTGCCGCGACCCAACATGAACCACAGCGGCATCGTTGATTTCGCGGCAAACGTGGTTGTCGCAAACGGGCCGTATGCGGTCCCATCAATGATAAACGTGATGTTCCATTCGTTCGTAGTTGTCGCCGGACGTCCGAAGATTTGATACTCGTGCCATTGATTCACGCCAAGCGTTTGCGTTGGTGCACCTGTACCTACCACTGCATTGTTCACAACCCACGTGGGGTAATGGTTTTGCGTGAGTGGTGGAAATGCGTTCAGCCCCAGACCAACAGAAGTGTTCGCATTCGTCGGTGTACCGCTCACGTTCTGCGCCGCAAATACGCCTTGGCAAGAAGCGGTGGCGGTGCCACTCGCAACACCCGGTGGCACAGACACATGCAATTCCCAGTTCAAACCATCTGCGGAACTAGCAAGCAGATAGTTGTTCTGTGAGTTGTTGTTTTCTTGATTGGAAGCGCATAGCCAGAAACGGCCATTCTGAAACTTCAGACCGTCAGTAGCACCCGCATTGAAAAAGTTTCCGTAACGCGTAAGTGTAGGGAACGGAGACACGGCGTTCGCCCACGTAACTCCGTCATCATTACTAACCTGAATGGTCGTGC